TTAATACATATAAATATATATTAGATTTTAATAAATTAGAATTTAAAAGATGATATGTTTAGTAACAGCTAATCAGCAATTATTTGAAAGTAATGTCTATAAGATAATCTCAGTAGAAGAATCTCTTACAATAATGAAAGATTGGAGAATGATTCAATTTGATACTGAGACTTTAGGTAAGGACCCACATGTAGGTAAATTACTCTTGGCTCAATTTGGTAATATAGAGGGTACTATTCAAATAGTTATTGATTGTACAACTGTAAGTATTAAATTATATAAGAATATATTAGAAGAAAACTTTTTAATAGGACAAAATTTAAAATTTGATTTGCAATGGCTTTACAATGATGAGATTATACCTTTTAAAGTTTATGATACTATGATTGTAGAACAACTTTTATATTTAGGTTATCCTCCTGAATATAAAGACCCTATTAATGGTATTTCTTATGGTTTACAATCTATTGCAGAAAGAAGATTAGGAATATATATAGATAAAACTATAAGAGGAGAAATACAATGGAGGGGTATTGATGATTCTACTATTAAATATGCAGCAGGAGATGTTACTCCTCTATATGATATAATGGTATCTCAACTTAAAGATTGTACTAAACAAAATTGTAAAGTAGGAGCTAAATTAGAGTGTGATTTTGTTCCTGTAATAGCCTACTTAGAGTGGTGTGGTATTCATTTAGATGAAAATAAATGGAAAGCTAAAATGGATATAGATAAACAACATTTAAATGAGGCTATTGAAGACTTAAATAAATTTGTTATATCTAATTCTAAGCTAAAAGAGTTTACATATATAAATAGAGAAGGAGATTTATTTTCTGGATTTGATTTAACTCCTAAATGTACTATAAATTGGGCTTCTTCTAATCAAGTTATTCCTTTATTAAAGATATTAGGGTTTGATACTAAAATTCAAGATAAAGAGACTGGAGAAGATAAAGAGAGTGCAATGGAAAAAGTACTAAAGAAGCAAAAAGGAATTAACGATGAATTCTTAAAGCTTTATTTAGGAGAAGGAGAGCCAGAAGATAAGGATTATTATGCAGGTTATAATGGTTCGGCTAAAGTAGTAACATCTTTTGGACAGAATCATTTAAATGCTATTAATCCTAACACTAATAGAATACATACTGTATATAGACAATTAGGCTGTGATACAGGTAGAATGTCTTGTGGTTCAAAGGATAATAATGATGATTTAGCTAAATTAAAGAAACTTCCTATTAAACCTTCAGCAAAACAAAAGAAAGAAGGAAAAGCTTGTCCATATCCTAATATGCAGCAATTACCTGCTGATGATATTACTAGAAGTTGTTTTACTGCACCTAAAGGTTATAAATGGTGTAGTTGTGATTATAGTGCTATTGAAAGTAGATTAGGTGCTGATATATATAAAGAGCAATCAATGATTAATGAATTTATACATGGAAGTGGTGATATGCATTCTCTATGTGCTTATATGATTTACACTAAAGAAATACCTAGAGATACTCCTATTAAAGATATTAAAAAATTATATCCTCATCTTAGAAAAGATGTAAAACCTATTGAGTTTTCTCAACAATTTGGTGGTTCTGCTTTTGCTATACAAAATGCTAAAGGATGTACCTTGGAAGAGGCTGAGAAATTTGCTGAAGCTTATTCAAAAGGTTTTCCTGGTATTGCTAAATTTAAGGAGAAAGGTTCAAAGGAAGTTAGAAATAAAGGATATATTCTTCTTAATCCTATAACAGGACATAAGACTTATTGGGCAACCTTTAATAAATGGAAAGAAGAACAGAAACATTATACAACTGAATTTTGGGAAGAGTATAGAAATATACATAAACCTAATAAAGATAGTATATATGTTGAAGTTAAAAAACACTTTAAGGAAGTATCTAAATGGGATAGAAAAGCTTTAAATTCTGTAACTCAAGGAACTGGAGCTATAATATTAAAAGATTCTCAGATTTCTATATTTCATTGGATAGTTAATAATGGTTACTTTGGTAAATGTAGATTAGCTAATTTAACTCATGATGAATGTAATTGGGAATATCCTGAGAATTTAAATGAATTTCCTAAAGTACTAGAAGATTTTATGGAAAAATCAGCAGCTAAATATTGTAAATCTGTTCCTATACCAGCAGTTGCAGAAGTCTCAGACCATTGGGTTCACTAATTCTTCTCTCTTATAGGACCAAAGAATACTTTAACAATTAAATAAATATTAATATGATTATTAAAAAAGGAGATAAATTTGAATGTATTAAACCAGTTATAATGGATAGTAATCCAGAAGATGTTGCTTACACTGAAGGAGAATTATATATTAGTGACTTTGATAATTGTATTACTGATAATCAAGGTAATAAAAGCCATTATTGGGGGGGTAAAGAATTAACAATATACTTTAAAAAGATTAATACATTACCAAATAAACAAAAAGAAATGGTTAATCATCCTTCTCATTATAAAAATAATAAATATGAATGTATTGATGTGATGCTTGATATTTTTGGTAAAGAAAAAGTACTTGCTTTTTGTGAGTTAAATGCTTTTAAATATCAATGGAGAGCAAATTTTAAAGGTACAGATATTCAAGATAAGAAAAAAGCTGAATGGTACCTTAATAAATATATTGAATTAAAAGAAAATAAGGATGAGTAGTTATTTAAATATTTATTTAAAAAGAAAGGAGAATCCAGAGGGTTCTCCTTTGCTATTTATGTCTTTTAGTAGAAATCATCCTATTTATAGAGCAGTAGTAGAAGCTATTGCTCCTGTATGGGCAGGTGATGAAGATGTCTATACAAAATTAACTTATGATAATTTAACTGAATGTATCAATTCTTTAGATGAGGAAACTAATCATATTGTAAATAAAATAGTAGAATATGAAAAAGCTGTACTGAAAAATCCTAAAAAAGATATTATTGACCAGTTAATTGAATATAAGGAGATTTATAAAGAAATGGAAGAGAATAATCATAATCTTGCATTTATAAGATGGTTTACTAATGACATTAATAAAGGTAATTCTGATTTTAGTAAAGTACTATGTAATATAACTTAATATGACACAAAAAGATAAACTAAGAGAGTCTTTTTTAGCTTTAGTATCTATTAAAAGTACTGCTAATAATATTATAGATTATTGTAGTGAATATAGTAGTGAAGCTGCTAATTATGCTCAAGAAATTAAACATAAATGTGAAGAGGTACTTAAACTATTAAAATAATGAATACTTTAGATTATATTATGTCTAGATTAGTAATAAAGACTAAAATTAAAAAAGAAAATATTGAAATTAAAAATAATAAAGTAATAGTTTTAGCCTCTTTTACTACTACTAATTATATTAATATGTTTCATACTGATTATGGGGAATAACAGAAAAAGACTTATTTACAATATGGCTAAGAAGATATGTGATGCTTATATGACATATACTTGTAGTTGTGCCTTTATTGAAAATAATTTAGTAGATAAGAAAGTATCTCAGAAGTTTAAAGAACTTAAAGAGGCTATTGTAGAACAATCAAATAGTATAAAATGAAAAGAATAATTCTTACAAGAGGTATTCCTGCCAGTGGTAAGAGTACTTGGGCTAAACAAGAGGTTCTTAAAGACCCAGAACATTCTATTAGAATTAATAGAGATGATTTAAGGAATATGTGTGGTAAATATTGGGTTCCTGCAAGAGAGCATTATATTACAGCTTGTAAAGGTACTATATTGATAAATGCTATAAACTTTAAGTTTGATACTATCATTATAGATGAAATGAATCTTAATCCTAAAGAGAATGGATATTTAAAAGGTATGGTTTCAATGATGAATGATACATTCAAAGATAATAATGATAAGTATATAATTGAAATTAAAGATTTTACAAATGTACCTTTAGATGTATGTCTTGAAAGAGATAGTAAAAGAGAGAATCCTATAGGAGAAGATATAATTAAAGGTATCTTTAATAAATATCGAGAATTATATAATTTAAAAGAAACTAGTGATGAGCAATACACCAACATTAATGCAGAGTGAAGAAAGAAGTCTTAATGAATTAAACTCTGAACCAAAGAAAATTAAAATAGATGTTACTGTAAGTATTACTATGAGTAAAACTACTACTATTGAAATTAGTGAGGGGGATGAAAATGATGATAATAAATTGCTTACAGCATTTGATTCTCAGAAGTATTCTCCTGAACAGATTAGAGCTATTCTTGAAGAATATAAGCATAGAAAGAGTATTAATAATTTCCAAACTAAACTTAATGATTTAAGTGGTTGGGTAGTTGATGATAAATGTATTAATTTAGAATAATATGAAGTTAGTTAATCAAAGTTATGAAATCTGTAATCAAACAGATTTTAGTATGTCTGGTATCTATAAACATATAGAGAAATGTACTAGAGTAGCTTATAAGAGTGAAGATAAAATTACAGAAGATAGTGCTGCATCTTTTGTAGATAAGCTTCTTAATATGAAGCATCTTGCTCCTATGGAATTTGGTACTATTCACTTTAAGATTCCTACTACTTTACTTAAGACATTTGCTGAAGATTTAATCTTTTGTAATTTATATAATGTAGAATGGATTAAATGTAAAACAGTAGATAATTATGTTTACTTTACTACTAATTATAGACATTGGCTAGAGTTAGAAAAGAAAGTATCCTATATTAGAGAGTACTTTAATTCAGAAGATAATGAATATTATCCTAAAAGATATACAGTAAAACTTATCACTAATAGAGCTGTAAGTCATGAAGTAGTAAGACATAGAACAATGTCTTTTATTCAGGAATCTCAAAGATATTGTAATTATGGTAAATGCAAATTCAATAATGAAGTCACATTTATTAAACCTTGTTGGTTAGCTATAAAAGAAGGTACTTATACTGAAAAGAATTATCATGATGATTTTTATACTAGTAAAAATGTTGAGTATGATTTTATGATACATCTTCTTACAGCAGAGGCTACTTATTTTAAGCTTCTTGAAAAAGGTTGGAAACCACAACAAGCTAGAGTAGTATTACCTAATAGTACTAAGACAGAATTATATATGTGTGGATTTAAAGAGGCTTGGGAACATTTCTTTGAACTTAGAGATAACAAGATAGTTGACCCACAAATGTATGATTTAGCACATCCAATGCATCAAGATTTTATTAATAATAAATATTTATAATTATGATTGAAAAGGAAATTAAAAAAGGTGATATTCTTAGTGAAAGTTCTCATTATAGAGTAAAGAATATTCTTGGTAGTAGTGTTATTCTTGAACACTTTGAAAGTAAGAATGAAGTAGCTATTGATAAGGATTATCTTCATAATTTCTGTAATACTGCTGATGGGTATACTACAGAAGTAAAAGTTACTAAAGAAGACAAGAAAGATGGTACTCCTGGAATTAGAAGTATATGGGAGAATATTCATAGTAGTAAGGTATTTACTGTATGTTTTAAGAAGCAAGATAAAGCTAAAAGTGCTAAACAATTTAAAACAGAAGTAGATACTCTGGCTGAACAAATATGCCAAGAAATTGATAAGGTTAAAAATTCAAAGAAAGGTGTAGCAGATTGGGCTAAGAAAACTCTTTATACTCTTATGAATAATCCTATTCCTAAGATTGTTGAAGGAGAAGATAGAGTTCTTAGAGGATATAAAATTCAATTTGAATCTAGAGATGGTAAGTATCAGTGTATTGATATGGATATTGAGGATTCAGAAAACAATGTAAGATTAGTCAATATTAATACCATTAAATGGCTTATTATTGATAATACTAAATACATTGTTCAATAGTTTTAATTGTTAATAATGTTAAGAAGGTACTATAAGCGATTTGTTTATAGTACCTTTAATTTTTACTAAAAAGTTTTGCAACTAACTATAAAAGTTGTATCTTTGCAAACAAATAATTTAATTAAATATAAAGAATATGGCAATACATTGTATGTTACTCACTGGAGATAATATTAAAATAGTACAGAATTTCTTAAGTGAGTTTAAAGACAAGTATGATTGTATGCAGACTTTTGATATGGTAAGGTCTATGATTAGTGCTTGGCAAAGTGCTAATTTTAAAGATGGTGAAGAACCTACAATGCCTACAAAAGATGAGATAGAGAAATTTATACAATCACAATTAGGTAAAGATAAACAGAGTTCTGTGGCTCCTGTAAGGAGTACTAATATAGCAGATTATGTTAATACTGAAGGTAAAGATAAAGGTTTTCTTACTGAAAAAGGAGAAGAACTTTTAAGTACTACTTTTGATAAAAGTAAGTTTAATGAAGGTACTACAGAGGTTAAACTCTATCCTGATGTTAAAGGTACAGCAATAGAAATAAAGTTTACTAGTCCTAGAACAGGAAATACAGCTTATGCTATATATAATGGAAGTTCTACTAGAAAAACATGGAATTTATATAATAGTAAACATGAAGAGGTTACTAATGTAAATGATGATAACTATTGGAAGTCTATTGATAAAATTGTACCAAAATCAATTAGAAATTTAGTAGAGTCTGGTAGATATAATGAAATGGATTTTAAAGCTAAAGAAACTAATTCTAAAACTTTAGCTATAAAAGAAACAGAACTTGAAGACTACTTTGAGAAAGAGTATAATGTATTTATGCAAGGTAGAAATTTAGATTATAATACTAAACAGATTAACAAAGCTTTATCTTCTGTACAGGATACTACAGAGAAACAAAATATTACTTCTACACAAGAAGAGGTTCCTATACAGGAAGATGATAAATCATATGCTGAGGATTTAGCTAGATGTGCTAGACAAATGTCTCCTATAGAGAGAAAGCATAGAGTAGAAAGAATTACTAGAATGTTTTCATCTATAGTAAATAGTAAATTAAAAGATAAGTTAGCTACTTATAATGATAAAATTCAAGCAGAAACTAATCCTAAAGTAAAGAATGATTTATTATTTGGTAGAAAGAAAATTACTAGATTCAGTGTTATTAAGTCTGAAGGTGTACAGAGTATTATGATGGAAGTAAGAAAAGCTTTCCAAGTATATGCTGATGCTCCTTTAGAGGCAAAGATAGCTATAGAAAAGCAACAAATATTAAGTGCTAAACCTAATCTTGATGATAGGATAGCTACTAATATAGCTAAAAATGTTGCAGAAAGAAAGACTAAAGCTTTTCAAAATGTACTTAATAACTTTCAAGTATTAGCAGAAGAATCATTAGGAAACTTAGCATTAACTGAGGGTATTTCTGTTAACTTGAATAGTAACTTTGTGCTTAATACACAAGAAAATAGTGATACTTTCAATGAGGATGGTAAACAAACTAATCAAGGAGATGTATTTGAGAAAGAAGAATCTTTGAAAGATGGATGGGTGACTGATGTTAGACAGGTAGCTACTTTTGATAGTCTTACTGCTAGAGTTAGACAAGCCATAGGTAATATGGTAAGATATGATTCTACAGGCAATGTTGATAGAGATGATTTAGGAGATAATATCTATCTTAATGCAGGTTATGTACATTCAGAATTAATACAGGCTCTTAGAAATATGGTTAGTGCTGAAGATATGATTCCTATACTTGAACAGCTTAGTAAAAAGAAAGTTTGGGTAAAACAGATTATCAATGAATTAAATAATGATAATCAACTGTTTACTGAGTTTTATAGAGCATATAGAAAGGATTATGTCAATTATTTCATTCAGAAAGTAAGTACTAATAGTGATACTTCTACAAGTACTAAAGTAATGTCTATTAATGGTGCAGAGGGTACTTCACATTATTTTGATGAATGGAGAGATAACTATGAATATGGTAATGTTCTTACTACAGATAGTATATATGATAAGAATGGAGACATTCAATTAAAAAATGCTAAAGTAGGTCTTGATTTAGTTAATGAATTACTTGATATATTTGAAGACAGAGAAACTATTGCTGAAAATCTTACTGATGAGAATATAGCAAGAATTAAGAAAGCTATGAATATGTTAGGTGCTAGTGTAGATTCAGAAACACTTGAAAATGCATTAAAGTTTAACTTAAATAATAAAGCTTTCAAGCCAGCAGTTAATGTCTTATTAAGTAATTTAAGAACTATTTATTATGACTTAAATAAAGGTAATGAGAAAGTTAAAGATGGTGAATATATAGACTTACTTAATATTCATGGTACTGCCTTTAATAATATTGCAGAGGTAATTAATAAAGTAGATGAAGATACTATTGAATCTAGTGTAAGACAAGGTGATAAAACTATGTATGCTCATATTAATCCTTCTTATGTAACAACTCTTATTAAGAAGTTACAGAGAGAAGATACTTATAAACAGGTACTTGATGATTATAGAGTATGTAATTGGTTTAATAAGAATGGTAAATGGAGAAATAGTATATTAGAAGAAATTGAAAATAATGCAGAAGTAAGAAGTAATTTAAAACATGTAGTACTCCTTCAATATAATAGAAAAGAATATAATGCTTGGACAGATTTAGATGCTACATTAGCCTTATATAATATGTATATGACTGGTGCAGCAGATAGAAGTGGAAGTGAAACTTATGGTTATTATCAAGTACCTATGTTATCTGATGCACAATCTGCTGAGTTTATTAAATTCAAGAGATATAAAAAAGGATATGAAGAGAAGTTACTTGATAAGTTCAAAGAGTTGGTATATCAGGAAATTGATAGAATCAATCTTGTTAAAGAAAGAGCTACTACAGATAATCATATAGACCCTATTGCTAACTTTGATATGAATGGTAAAAAGATGGGAGGTGCAGAATTTAAATTCTTCCCTGAATTAAATCAGAAAGGTCAAAGTGGTAAGACATTTCTTCAAGCTATAGATGAAGCTAAACAGATATCTATGGATGAAGTTGATAACTTAATTAAAAATACTATTAAGTCTATAATGGATAGTAGATTTAATGAAGCTATTCAACACTATAAGGATATTGGTCTTTATGATAGAATTGGTACAGAGAAGAATGCTAGATTTAAGCATGTAAATGTTTATTCTGAGGAAGGAATGAATGATAGAATGAGAGAGTGGTTCTGGAATAGTACTTATTTTACTTCTCAGTTCATTGAACTTACAACTACTGATTTAGCTTATTATAAAAATCTTGAGGACTTTCAAAAGAGAAATAAGCAAGACCATGCACCAGCAGAAAGACTTAATACTCTTGCTACTTGGAATGGTAAACCAGTATTAGTAAACAATGATGGAAGTAGAAGAACTGCTAGAAGAGTTATTTATCTTAAAGATAATATTCTTCCTGCTAATAGTATGGATAGTATTAATGAGATACTTGAAGCCAGAGTTAAAGATAAAGATGATGCCTTTACTGCTTATGATAAAGCTGCTATTATGTCTATATTTAATAAAGTCAATGTAGCAGATGCACAAGCTTATAATACATTACCATCATTTAGGTCTACTCAAATTATGGCAGGTATGTGGTCTGATGCAGAAGAAACAGCCTACAATAATATTATGAATAATAAGTGGACTGCAAGTGATTTCTTAGTACTTTGGAATACAAGAAAACCATATCTTTATACTCAGAAGAATCAACCTGATGGTATGGGTGGAATTATGAAAGTTCCAACTCAACATAAGAATTCAGAGTTCCTTCTCCTTACAGGAGCAATGTTTGGACAAATACTTCATTCAAGTAAATTGCAAGCTCTCAATGACTTTATGGTAAAGAATAATATAGATTCTGCTATGTTTGAAAGTGCTGTAAAGGATGGCTTACAAGGTACAATCAATCTTAATGATGCTACAAATTATGCTTCTACTATGACTGTCCTGGAAAATGTAACCAGGCTTAATGGTAAAGAAAATCCAAATGTAGTACATGAATTTGATTATAATGATTATGGTATTCAGACATCTACTCCTGAACATGGTATTGACAAGGTTCAACTTGTAGGTACTCAGATTAGAAGATTGATTAGTTCTGACATGAATCCTAATAGAGACCCTAACTTTAAATTAAAGTATAAAGATAGGGAATTTACACAGGAAGAATGGATGAATTATTTTAATGCTATCAATACTGCTAATATTCAAGAAGCTTTTAAGGAAGTATCTGATAAGTTTAATGATATTCATGAAGTTGAGAAAGAACTTATAAGAGAAGTAAGAAGTAATCCTAGATATGGGACAGACTTAATTAGAGCATTAACTCTTGATGAGAATGGTAACTTTAATATTCCTCTTATAGACCCTTCACAGACTTTAAGAATACAAGCATTACTTAACAGTATATTGAAGAATAGGGTTACTAAGCAGAAGATTAATGGTGGAGCATTAATTCAAGCTTCTCCTTTTGGTCTTGATGAAAGTAAACAACCTAAAATTGTTTATAATGAAGATGGTTCTATTAAATATTTTGAAGCTTATCTTCCTTGTCCAACAGAAGAATTGTACAATGCTTTACTAGACCCTAATACTCATGAACTTGATATTAACAAGAAAGATAGTAAAGGTAATTATATAGTACCAGAAAAGTATAGAGAAGTAATAGGTTATAGAGTTCCTACTGAGGATAAATATTCTATGCAACATATTAGAATAAAAGGATTCTTACCTAGACAAGTAGGTAGTGTAATTATATTACCTAAAGAGATTACTTCTTTAGCAGGAAGTGACTATGATGTTGATAAAGTTTATGTAATGTTTCATAGTTTATTTACTAAGAATAACTATAATATTAAGAAAGCTTGGGATGATTTTTATCAATTAGAATCAAGTAAGAATATTCTTGAAGAAATTGATAAGAACTATGGTGAAGCTTTACAACAGTATATTGCTGAACAAACTGAAGGGGAACCTTTAGATTCTGAGGATTTAAATGATTTAGCAGAAGAATTTAAAGGCTGGTTAAAAGATAATAATGTCAAAAGATATAATTTATCTGAAACTGCTCAAGCTAGATTCTCTGAATGGTTTAATAAAAACAAATCCAAGTACTTAATAAATAGTTCTTTTAGTACATATGACTATGACTTTGATAAAATAGAAGGAAATGACAAGTTAAGTATTTATAATAATGCAAAGGCTAATAGTAAGAAACAAAGAGATTCTTTGATGATTGACCTTATGTGGAGTGTATTATCACATAAAGATACTGCTAAGAGTATTCTAGAACCTGGTGGTTTTGATAAACCAAAGAAAGCTGCTAGAATTAATACTATCTTATATAATGTTGATAAAGAAACTCTTACTAAATTAGGGGGTTTAAAAGGACTTGAGAAACTTAGTCTTGATGAACTTGATGATTTAGCAGATAAATATAAGGAAAAACTTAATCCATTAGTACCTACTACTTGGGTTACTCTTCATCAAAGAAATATGTCTGGTGCATCACTTATTCCTATGGCTGCTACTAATAATGCTTCTCATGCATTAATGCAGCAGACTAAACTTGGTATTAAAGAAGAATATCAGTTGACATTTAATGGTCATAAATATAATTCTTTACATGATATTAAGAATGTAGATGGTGAATTTATTACCAGAAATATTGCTAGTTTCTTGGCAGCCTTTGTAGATAATGCAAAAGACCCTATTGCAGGTGATATGAACTTCAATGAAATTACTGCTTCTAGTGCATTTGCATTATTAAGAATGGGTGTAGGAATTAATACTATGTCACTTATAATTAATCAACCTATTGTAAGAGATATAGTAAAAGAAGTACAGAATAATAGAGTATCATTAGCAGAAGCCATTATTAATATTATTAATAAGTATAAAAATTATAATAATGGCACAAATGTTAATAGTTACTATACTAAAATAGAAAATTATAATTTTAAAGATGAAGACTTAGCAAGTAATATTATAGCAAGAAAAGATGCAGATACTGCTAATACTAGTGAAGGTCATGAATTCTATGCTAATCAATTAAAAGTAGGCTTTATGTTTGCAAGACTCAATAAATTAGCAGGTGATTTGAATGAATTTACTAATGCTACTAGAGCTGATACTCAAAATGGTGGAGCAGGACCTTATATCTCTTCAGATATAATTAATATTGAAAAAGTTGAAAAAGTATTGGAAGCTCCTATGAAAGATGCTAATTACTCTCTTACAGGAACATCATTGCTCTCATTTAATTTATCAGAAGAAGGTGTTATTAACAGTCCATTACCTATATTACAGGCATTCTTTACTTATGGTGTAGAATCTACTGAGAAGTTATTCAATAAGTATTTTCCATACTATAATAATACTTATACCAGTATTATAGGTGCTATAAAAGACATGACTAGATATGGTAATTTAAATGAAAAGCAGAGAAATAGTATATATAATGACTTTATCAGTTATATGCTAGCAGAGACTAGTGAATATAACTATAAGGATGAGGAAGGTAATCCTATATCTGAAAGAGAATATTATATTACTAAATTCCCTACTGAGTTTGATGCTTTCAAGAAGGCTCACCCAGAGTTATCTCAGTTACCTATTATAAATAGAGTAAAGTATAATAAGTTTACTAAGTATAATCCAGCACCATCTCTTACTTTCAGCAATGTAGGTAGAATCACTGATATACAGAAACAAGACTATGTTAGAAGTTGGGAAACACTTATGAACATTAATGATGAATGTAAGGATATGGCTATTAAGCTATTTCTTTACTGTAACTATAAGGGACTAGGTTTCAGTCCTAATGGATTTAGTCATTTGGCTCCTGTAGCAGTGAAGATGAATACTGGTAATTATGTAGAAACTCTTGAAGATATGTACTTTGAGAAAGCTAATGTAACTACTTTTATAGGTCAATATTTTAGAAATCATTTAGATGATAGAACATTAGTACCAGATATTACTGGGGCATCTTATGTAAGTGAAGTTAATCTTGAAACAGAAAATTTTGATGTTAAAGTTGATTTCAATTCATCTATGGATGATAAAAAAATTGCTAAACCATTTGATGATAAAAGTACTCCTGAATATTTACCTTATGTTCATATTAATTATAAGGGGGCTGACTTATACTTTGAAAGAGTAAATGCTTCTAATAGTTTAATAGCTTCATATCAAAGAGTACAACCTTTAGGAGTAAAGAATCAATATGTAGAGTATGATAGTAATGCTAGTGAAGATATGGAATCAGTAGTACCTAAACCACAAGCATATAAAGCTAATCTTAATGATTATGTTGATAATACAGATATTACAGATAATCAAGATATAGCTAATTTTGTTATGGAACAACAGCAATCTGCACAAGCAAGTTTACTTGCTGCAATTAAACAGAAAGCTGCTGAAAATGGTTATACTGAATCACAACCTATTGATAAACTAGAAAGTCTTCCTCCTATAACAGAGGATGAACAAGGAAATAAATTCTGTGATAATGTAATAGCAAGATTTTAATATGAGTAAATGTACATTTATACCAACAAATAAAGAGGGGAATATCCCCTCTTTATTTACACAATTAAAAAGTTATTTTGGAAATACTAAACAAGCATTATATTACTGGCAGAGAGTTAAATCTCCAGAGTTTAGTAAAACATTTCCAAATGTTAGATATGATAATGAAGGTAATCCTTTAATGGAAGACCTAATGTATAAAGTTGGCTTGGATGGTCTTAAAGATGAGCTTAGCCAGCTAAAAAATTTGAATCAGCATAATAGTCCTGTAGCTAGAAATTATACTAATGTAATGAATCTAGAGGAACAAGCTGTATCATTTAATAGAAATAGTCCTTATAGAAGTAAGTTTTTTGCAACAATAACTAATGTAGATGATAAAGTAAAATTATCTATAAGACCTATAAGAGAAAATAAAGAAGATATAACTCATAAGATTGAATTCAATAGTAAATTAAATAGGAGATTAGAGCAGCTATTATCTGACTGGGGTATAGGAGTCGGTGCTTTAAGTGAACTTGAAGAAAGGCAAGGAATTAATGGTATAACAGATTTTGATTGTGCAATAACTACTGCTAATGGCTTAAAGACTTTAATTAGAGTAGCTAAGGGACAAAGAGGTCAAGATGTATTACCAGAAGAGTTTGCTCACTTTGCTATAGAAGCAGTAGATACTCCATTAAAGGAAAGAATGACTAATGTACTTAGTGATGAGAATATACTTGAAAGAATATTTGGTGATGAATATCAGAATTATATGAATAAGTACAATAATAATCTTGACTTAATGGCTGTAGAAGCATTAGGTAAGATTATGGCTGATGTACTTAATGATAAGGAAGTATTTAATCCTAATAAAAGATTATTTGATAGGTATCTTAATCAGGTAAAAGATAAATTCAAAGATAAGAATACTGATGATATTGATAAAATAATTAATGAAGTTAAAGTTCAAGTATATAATTTAGCTAATGATATAGTAAATAATAGATATACTATGAATATCAGCACTAAAGCTCATAACACTAAGTTATATAATCTTACCAGTAATGTAAGTAAGTCAGCTAAGATACTTGAAAAGATTCTTGAGCAGGAGTTAAAGAGATTAAAAGTATATGGTGATAAAGAAGATTTTAGTTCTGCTCAGCAAGTATTTATTAATAAATTACAAGCTGATTTACAGAATCATCAGGAGATACAAGGTATTCTTGAATATATGGACAATAGTCTTAAAGTTCTTGGTAATCTTGAAAAGAGAATGGCTAAAATTGGTAGTGGTGAATTATCAAAAACTGAGGAATTCAAGGCTCTTAGAAATGTAAGAAACTATCTTAATTCTTATGGTGTTATTATGAATGACATCAGAAAACAGATGAATGAAGCTTCTAGAGAAGGAGATGATAGTATTAAAGAAAATATTAAAGATATTCTTAATCAGAATGATATTATAATAAAGGACTTATCATCAGATTTCTATGAGATAGCCAAAGATAAGTTTACTGAATTTATAAGACCATTTGTTGGGGATGGGTTAGCAATAACTATTGGTAGAGACAGATATAAGAAAACCTATACAGCAGAAGAATTAGTAACTTCTATGGATAGAGATATTACTTTAGCTGATAGATGGTTAGATTCAATGGCAGATTCTTCTGACCCTATGTTACAGATTTATGACCAAGTTGTAAAGAAACAGAAAGGAGAAGCCAGACTTGATACTATTGAAATGGCTAAAGAAATTCAAGCTAAAGCTAAAGAACTTGAAGACAGAGGAGTAACTGATACTTCCTTTATGTATGAAAAAGATGAAGATGATAATCTTACAGGTTATTTTGTACAAAAGATTTGGTGGAGTAAATATAAGAATGCTAAGAATATATTCTTTAAAAAATTAAAAGAGAAATATGGGGATAATCCTGAAGGATTTGAAAAGATTGCAAGAGATAATGAAATAAATGAGTGGTATAAGAATAACACTTATAAAGATAAATTTGGTAATAGAAGACCTCTTATAGAAAAGTATGCTAATCCTGCTTGGAATAAACTTACAGAAGCTCAGAAAGAATATCATAGTTATATGATGGAATTAAAGTCTAAACTTGATGGTGTATTACCTAATTCTTCCAGTGTATCTGTAGGTAAAGCTCCTCAGATAAGAAGAGATTTCTTGCAAAGATTTACTGGTTCTTCTTTATCTAGTCAAGGTAAATACTTCTGGGAGAATATGAAGGATTCTCTTGTAAGAAGAGAAGATGATGTTGAGTATCTTGATAAATCTGTAGTAATGGACTTTGAAGGTAATCAGGTAATGAGATTACCAGTATATTATACTAAGGATTTACAGGATATGAATGATTTGTCTCTTGATACTACATCATCTATGATAGCTTATATGGCTATGGTAAATGACTTTAATAGAATGAATGAAGTTATTGATACTCTTGAAGTAGGAAGACTTGTATTAGCAGAAAGAAGAGTTAATCAGACAGAAGGTAATAAAACTAAGACTGAACATTTTAATGTGTTAGGAAGACAGATACATAATGTACTTACTAAGAAAGGAGATTCTACATATTTTATGCAGAAATTAAATACATTTATGGAAATGCAAGTCTATGGTATTACCCATAAAGATGAAGGTTCTTTAGGTAAAGTAGATGTAGCTAAAGGTGCAGATTTCTTGAATAGGATGACATCATTAGGTACAACAGCTTTAAGTATTCTTACTGGTACTGCTAACTTATTACAGAACTTAACTATTGATAGAATTGAAGCTACTAGTGGTAGATTCTTTAATCATTCAGAGTTAGTTAAAGCAGAGGCTATATATGCTAAGGAATTACCTGCATTCTTAGGAGAATTTGGTAATAGAATAAAGACTAATAAACTAGCTTTATTCAGTGAATTATTTAATGTTCCTCAGAATTATAAGTCAAGTGTAAGAGATATACAATGGAATAGAAAGACTTGGGCTTCAAGATTATTTAATAGTAATGCTCTTTGGTTTACTACCAGTGCAGGAGACCATTTTGTACAACATAGAGCTGCTATTGCTTTAGCATTAAGATATAAATTAAAGGATAAAAATGGTAATTCTATTAATTTATGGGATGCTTTGGAAATAGTTCCTATTAATAAAGATAAACCTAAATTAGGTGCTAAGTTACAGATAAAACCTGGTATTACCAAGATGGATGGTAGTGATTTTACCAGAGCAGATATTATTAAATTCAGTAATCAGAATAGAGCAGTTCAGAATATGAATTATGGTATCTACAATGATGAAGATAAAAATGCTTTACAACAAAGAGCAGCAGGAAGACTTATAATGTTCTATAGAAACTGGATGAGACCTTTATATCTTAATAGATTTGGTAGAGGTAAATACAATTATGATTTGCAGGATTATACTGAAGGTTATTATATGACTATGGGTAGATTTATATATCAATCTATGAAAGACCTTAAACAATCAGAGTTTGATATTATCAGGCAATGGAAACACTTATCTGATACTGAGAAAGGTAATATAAAGAAAGGTCTTACTGAATTAGGTTTCTATTGGTCATTATATGCTATTATTGCTGCATTAGGTGTAGCAGGAGGTGATGATGGTAAACATAAACCTTGGTTTGCAAGAATGTCAAGTTATGCTTTACTTAGATTAAGAACTGATATGGGTGTATTATTACCTAGTCCTTCAATGATTGATGAAGGATTGAAGTTCTTTAGTTCTCCATTTGCATCAATATCATATATAAATAAATTAAGAAAAGTATTAAATTTAATTGACCCATCTGTATATACAACTACTGTTAATAGTGGTATCTATAAAGGATATACAGAAGCAGAAAAGATTGGTTTAGATTTATTACCATTTAGAAAACAGATTGTTAATTCATTAAATCCAGATGAACCAGCAAGATGGTATAAATAAAAAATAAGGGAGGAGGTTTACACCTTCTCCCTTTTTTATTTTAGCTTAAACAATTAAGTTCTGATTCTCTTTGCTTTGGTAACATATTATTCCAATCTGTTTCATTCATATTCATAAGTTTAAGTAATTCTCTAGTACTATTATCTAATTCATTCCACTTCTTTAAAGCTCGAGGGTCATTTACTACAATATTACCATCTGCATTTCTACCAGTTTGTTCTTCATTATCTGTTCTAGGCTTTATTTCTTCTTTACCCAATGTACCATCAGGAGCTTCCTTATTATAAGTATTGAGTAAACTCATTGCTTTTAATAAATCTTCCTTAGCACTCTGTGGTCCTGTAGGAGTAGTATCAGATTTAACTTCTGATTGACTACCTGTTTTTACTAACATTGGCATGTTAGAAATACCAATAATGTTTTCTCCAGACTTTGCATCTTTTTCTGAGAATACATCTCTAGTAGATACACCAAATTTATCAAGATAAGGTTTTAATATTTGTCTAACTTCCTTCATAGGTTTAACTCCTTGACCTAATAAAGGCATATCAGAGTTATTATTTACTCCAAATATATTAGCTCTATCTCCTGCATTTACTTTAACTTCATATGTCTCATTACTTAAACTAAATCCATGCTTTAATTGCTGTGCAAATACTCTTAAACCATCAACAGAAATAGAAGTATGCTCATATATTTTAGCTCCTACTGGTAATAAATCAAAAGCTTCTTTTAATTGTGCTTTAAAGTTATTATTACCATTTTTATTCTCCATCTTAATACTCCAATTACCAGTATTATCTTTAAATATACCAATATAAGAGTTATCAGAAGAAGCAGCTAATATAATAGAATCATTACCATTTTTATCCTTATAAATAGCAGTATTACCTTCTATTCTATCTAATGTAGAAGTATTACCATAAACTGTCATTTCAGTATCATATTGATAGTTATTAAAACCTTTATTTTGTACTGGAATTTTAGTTTCTTCTTGAGGTTTAACATTAACTAAACCTGCTTGAATAAATGCAGCTTTATTAGCTTGAATAGTACTAGCCCAAGTCTTTTTACTTTCTTCTAATTGTTTATCAGTAAGTAATTCTCTTCTACCATTCATATAAGTAACTTCACCATTAGGAAATACCATATAAGGGGAATAGAAAGTAGTAATCTTCTTTGTAGAATTATTAGTAGATTTAACTTCTTCTACATAAGCTTTAATTTCACTACCATTAATAGTAGTTACTACAGGTAAAGTACTTATATCTACTTTAACTTTCTTACTAGAGCTTAATTCTAATGTTTTAACATTACTTGCAGGAATAGTATTGTTATCCACTTTAGGAGTACTTACAGTAGTACCTTGCATAAATTCACTAGGTTGATAAGTAATATTGACTGTTGGTTCTGCATTAAATGCAGTAACACCTTTATCATTATAATTGATAATTAAAGGTATTAAAGCCATATTAACTACAGGTGTACCATATCTACTAGTAAATAAGTCATTATAAGCACTTAATTGTCTAGTATATTGTTCTTGAGTACTTCTTATTTGTCTATTATGCCATACAGTAGTATAATGAGTATCAAGCTTACCTTCATCAGTATAGAATCTATACTTAGATGTCTTGAAATCATAGAATCTAAATTCTCCTGTATGCTTATTGTAAGTTAATAAATCTAACTCTCCAGCAATTCTCTTATCACCAATCTTATTAAATACAACTATACCATTAGCAATAGGGATTTCACCATTATTATCAAAGTATTCCTTTAATGATTTAGCTCTTGATTTAAATCTTTCAAATACTTCATTAGACATATTATCTGGCTTCTGTATAGCATCAATGTCTCCTTCAAAAGATTGTCTCATTAAATCATCAAATTCCTGACCATATTGTAAAGCTAAAGTATTAGAAGTTTGATTCTCATCTCTCTTCCAAGATTCACCTATTACATTATGTACACCTTCATACTCATGATATTGACCATCATCTTCAAGTATCTGATATATATGTCCTTCTCTACCTTCAATAGTATTATCAGGTCTTCCATTATCTAATCTCTTAACTTTAGCTTGGTCTTCCTTTAATCTATTTAAAGTATGATTCATTCTATCTATAGCAGTAGGTCTATTATTCATATTATCCTCATACATCTGTTTCTGCTTTTCAGTAGCATAAGATTTATGAGTTACATCTATATAATGACCATTAACTTTAGTAATACCATTATAGATATAAGGACCATTTACTGCACTACCATTAAGCTCATAAGCAGCAGCTAAATCAAATATTAAATTAGCTCTTTTAGGTACTACAACACTTTCACTACTATCATAGATTTTACCATCTCTTACAAAGTAAGTATTCTTACCTAATGTTACTTTAGTACCTTCCTTATTTCCTGTAGGAGAGAATGTACCTTTAGGATTAATAGCATCTTTCTGATTACCTTCTTCATCATAATAATTAGTAGTAAACCAACTATTAGTCATTTGAGTATCTACTAAGTGGGTATAAAGTATATCATCATTGACTAATTTCTCATTATAATCTCCCTTATTAATCTCATTCTTATCAATATTAAAAGGAGTATTTAATGAATATAAATACTTAAGTATTTCATTATAAACATGAGTAGGGTCTGTCTGAGTAGCAGCACTACCTCCAATAGAACCATCTACATTTAATGTAAAACTACCAGTATTATTTTCTAAGTTAATATTCTTTGTACCTTGAGGACCACCTTTAAGAGATAAGAATATAGTACCTTTATAGCTGAATATGTTCATATGGAAGCTATTAGGTAAATATAATTGCTGACATAAATCTATGAATAACTCAGTACACTTATCAGGATTAGTAGTCTTACTTAATTCATCAATAATTCTATGTATTTCTCTTGCTCTAGAGTTATTTGTATCTTTCAATTTACTTAAATCAAATTCTTCTTGATTAAAGTGCTTTACTCTAATAGGTTTAGGAGAATATGTACCTCTACTATTCTTTAATAATAAATATACTTTACCATCAGCTTGACTTCTATTATAAGGTTTCTCAGTAGTTAAATCCTTATTGGTTATTAACTCTCTGTTACTAACTATACCTAACTGTATAGGAGCACCATTCATAAGGTCTTTAATAGGTCTTGTCTGGTCTTCAGTATATTTAAACTGACCCAACATAATCTTAGAGACATTAAGTTTTATTTCTTCTCCTTTTATTACTCTTTCCCTAACATTTTTAAGACCTACATAATTACCTTTTATAGCTGTAGCTGTAGATGGTAATATACCTACTACTTGGTCATTATGATACATTACTACTTCATCATAATCACCTATCTTCTCATACTTTAAAGTAAGTTCATCTCCTACTTTTAAGTTACCCTTATTAACATAATCAAATGCACCTTTATTAACTAAATACTGATAAATATCCTTATAATTAGGATTAGCTATATCAAAATTAGTAAATGTATTAGCTGCATATTCAGAAATAGCAGGTTTATAATAGTACTTTTCTGCTGACTTCTCTACATTTTCTACATCAGTTTTTAACTCAGTCAAGTTGTTAGTATTCTCTTGTCTCTCAGTTAACACTGGTCTATCAGGTTGAATACTATTAAGTACTTTATTTACCTCTTCATAAAGAGAATCTCTAGTCTTAGCATCTACTTCTTTAGCATATAAATTATATAAGTCTTCAATAGCTTTTCTAACTTCTTCATATGTAGCTTTATTACTATTATAATTATCTATAATCTTATTAGCTTTATCCCAGAAATTCTTTGCATTAGGTCTATTAATATTTTCTGTTGCAGTTCTTAATGGTGATAATATATCCTGTTTCTCCTGTACAGGAGCAGTAGAATTATCATCAGCACCAGTCTTTTCACCATTAGTATCAATAGTAAACTTTGAATGTTCTACTTTCTTATCATCTGGAATAGACTGTTTATCAGACATATCTTTAATAGCAGCAACCATAGCATTATTCAATTGCTGAGTATAATAATCATTAGTCAATAAATCTTCATTATCTGTTATCTGATAATCAGGATTAGTTAACTCTTCATAAGAAGTACTATTATTATATTTCTCTTGTGCATAAATCTTTAATTGTGCTTTATCTTCATCATCAATATCAAGTTTATCAATAGCATTATTAACACTATTCATAAAGCTTTTAGACTTAGCATAAGTACTACCTAATTCAGTATTATTATTAGTTAATATACTTGCATCTTCAATATTCTCTTCTTTAAATATACCATCAATATCTTTATAAGTAGTAGCATTGCTAACCTTATCAAGTATTCTTCTTACATCTAAGTCTTTCTGTTTTCTTTGATTCTGATTATCTACATTAGCATGAGCTTCATCTATTTTACCAGGATTAAGCATATATTCAATAAGTTTTTCCTTATATGACTTTCTTGCTTTATCTATTTTAATTAAGTCATTTAAATCCTTATTAAATCTATTATATTCATCAGCATCAATACCCAAAGAATTCTTTGCTATATCTTTTAGAGCTTTTACATTAAGACTCTTATCTGATATAAGTAAATCTGGATTTTCACTATTATTGAATAACTCTAATACTTTTATAGTGTTTTCTATATCATCAAGCTTTCTCTTATTACTATTATATTCCTTAGCATCTTTCTCAGATGTAAGTTTAGTATTATTATCATTAAGTACAGTTCTTACATCAGTAAGCTGCTTAATAATCTTTGATATAGTAGTCTTATTATTATCTCTAATAGAAGAACCTCTTTCTTTCCAGTCATTAAGACTACTCTTTAAATAGATAAGCTCATTTAACTGTTCATCACTTAATGTATTATTTGAAGCTTCAATTAAATCATTCTTAGTCTGTTTATATTCATTAATCTTATCTAAGAATTCAGTCTTAGCTTTATTCATCTGATTAGCTATTTCTTCATCCGATAACTTATTACCATTCTCATCAGTATAAGGACTTATATAATAATCTTTTGCAGTATTTATCTTATGCTGAATATCTACTTCTTCCTGCTTTAATCTAACAAGTTCACTAGCATCATTAGTGTTTGCTTGTGCCTGTTGATTAGCATTTAACTGTTCTGTAAGTTGATTTACCTGTTCATCCTTAGATACTTGTCTACCTGTATTTTTAATAATAGATTCTATGTTTTCGTTAGAAGTATCACCTAGACCTTGATTAATCATTTCAACTAAATCATCAAGTTTACCTACACTATCAAACATAGTTATATCGGATATTAATTGTGAATTCTCTGCATTCTTAAATTCAAATTCATCATTGTTTTGTGTAGCATTATTCATTGCTCTCTGAAAACCTTGATGTCTTACATAACCATCATAATAAGCTTTAAACTCAGGTGAATTTACTCTTTCATTAAGTTTATCTGCTATAGCTTGTTCTCTAGCAATTCTCTGAGTAATATCTCTATATTCTCCTACAATACCACCTTCAATAGTAATAGGACTTTGGAATTTACCTTCTTTAGTAAATGACCTAAATTTAGGCATACCCATAGCACCTGTCATAGCACCTACTAAGAACTGTTCCCAAGTAGATTGGTCTCCCATAGTTTCAGTAAAAGCTTGCATAGAAGCTTTTAACCAAGAATTAGCCTCCTGTCTATTATTAGGGTCAGTAAGTGCTTTATAATAGTTATCTACATCAGTCTTATAATAATCAGCAGATATATTACTTGCTAACTGCTGATTAACTTCTTCCATACCTTCTGATATAGGATTTTTTAATGCAGCAGTATATATTTCACTCTTAGTAGTTTTAGGTGCATATTTACCTAAAGTACCTGTTATTCCTCTACCACCAATATTCTCTTCTATCTGTTGTGCTCTTCTTGCAGTTTTAAATCCTCTACCATACATTTTACCAAACTGTATTAAGTTTGATATAGTAAGTATAGGAATATTCAAAGCTAAATCTACATTACCCATATGAACTCTATCCTCAGATAATTTAGTCATAGCTTTATTATAATTATCATTTTCCTGTGCTACAAGATTATTATACATTTCAGTGCCATAATAATTATCTTGTATTGACTTTAATCTTTCATTATGCTGATTAAGTAAATCAGATGATACTGCTTTATAATATTCTCTACTATTATTTAATGCTTCTATTCTACCTTCATTAACAGCACTGGTAAAGGAACCTAAGATTGAAGCAGTAGTCTGTGAAGTCTGAGCAATATTCTTTATAGTACTTATAGTAGCACCTAAATTCTTTGCTCCAGTCATAGCTAATCTACCTAAGCCTCTTATAGCTCCTGCTTCTAAACCACCACTATAGAATGCGCCTACAGTAAATCCTAAGTTCTTAATAAAACTATCTCCCCAGAAGTTAGCTGTAAATAATTTATCCCATATACTAGCATCCTGTTCCTGTGAAGTATAATAATTAGGTATTTCTCTCTCAGACCAATCATTTATAGATTGCATAGCTTTTGAGAAATCATTATCCCATAATTTACTTACATCCCCATCTTCTATAGCTTTAGCACCACCATATAATAAACCCATAGTACCATCAAGAAAAGTAGTACCTGTGAGTACTGCACCTTTAGCAATACCAGCACCTAATTGAGCATACCAAGGTTGATTTTCAGCTCTTACATCTGCTGCATTTTGAAACTGTTCAGGAGAATAAACATCTTCATCAAACATTGATTCCCCTAGTTTAGTATTAGTATTATAGAGAGGAGACTGCACTACTTGTGGTGCAGCCTCTCTAGCATTATATAAACTGTTACCTCTAAAGGCAAAAGCTTGATTTCTCCAATTATTATAATCATCACTTACACCAGCTTGATTTATAGCATTCTGTTGTTGTAATTGTCTCCAATTCTGTAACCCAGTCTTTGTTATATCTGCTGGCTTTTGCTGTTTAAATTTTACCATATTAATTAATATTTAATTAGTAACCTTGAGGACTATATTCCTGTGTTTTTGTTGTATTTTGAATACCTAACTGTGACTGATATAAATAAGCATAATTAATTGCATTTTTATAATCTTGTTCAGCTTGTGCTATCTCTGTTTGAGTAGCAGCCTTTCCATTAGGTAATTTTTTAGTATAAACTATTTCTGATGCTTGTTTAGCAGCTTGTAAAGCAGCATCCCTTTGTCTTTCATTTACATAATTAATACCACTAGGTAATGCTATTCTATAAACTTTACCATTCTTTTTATCTTGAACAATAGCTGTATTACCAAATGTACTCATTCTAATATCAGTAATAGTATATTTATTTTCATCAGTAGCCAAATCTGATAAATTTATTGAATTACCTCTCTCAAATTTTTGAGTCTTTCTATTAAATTTAGATTCATATACTTTATCATTACCTAAGTTAGCTGTTATAATAGCATTTTTATAAGCTTTTTGTTGGTCTTCATTAAGAGCATAGTTATACTCCATAAATCTCTTAGCATCACCTTTAACTCCAGTACTTATGTATTTACTCCATAAGTTACCTACATTTCCAGGTTGCCAATTATGTCCTTTACCTAAGTATTTTTGTGCTCCTAATGAATCTAAGAATGCTTTAAAGCCTCTATTTTGGTTTAATTCATTTTTTAATTCCTTAAGGAAAACAACTAGAGAATCTTTAGAGAAATCTACTTTTTTAGAGAATCTACTTTGAGGTATTTTAGAATTTATAATTTTCTTACCTATTTCAGAATTTTTCCATTCATTTAATTCCTTATCAGTAATTTTCTCTCCTCTATCTATTTTTGTAAGTAATTCTTGTTCCTTAAAATATTGCTCTCTACCTTTCTGACTTAAATAAGTTCTACCATTCTTAGTATAAAAATACTGTTTATATTTCTCTCTCATTTCATCAGCTTCCTTCTGCTCTTCAGGAGTATAAATAGGTGTAGGATTTATAGGTAGATTATCATTTATTTGTTGCTGTTGAGTCTGTAATAAAGCTAATTGTTGATTAAACTTATAATTCTCTCTAGCTTCAAAGTTCTCCATAGCTTGAACAGTATCTTGACCTATAGCAGACCACATACCTTGTTTAATAAAGTTAGCTGCTTGTCTTCTTTGATTTTCATTAGCCCAGTTACCTATTTGACTAGAATCATAAACCTGTTGATAAATAGCACCTAATACTTTATTAGTAGCATTAGTTTCTCCATTAAGATACTTTTGTATATCATTTCTAGTTAAACCATGTTTCTGTATAAATGTATTAGTATAACCATCAATAGGTTCTCCCTTGCCATAGCTACTTAAAGTCTTAGCTAAATTCTGTGCAGCTTGTGCTGATTGTGCAGTTAATAACTTACCACTATAACTCTGTGGAGTATAAGTAGGATTCTTCATATAATAACTAAGACCTAATTCACTAGGGTCTTGAGCAATTAATGTAGGGTCCTGCAATCTAGCTTGCCATAATACTTGAGCTTGTTGTTGTCTCTTATTATAGGCTTCTTCAATAGGTATTATGTTACTAGCATATTGTGCTCTCATATTCATTAAGTTTCTTCTACTAGCAGCATTAATACCATTATTAAGTACATCATTAGCAGCTTCCTTTAACTGATTTGAATATGATTTATACTTACTATAAACATCAGCATCTTGTGCATTATTAGCTAACTTTTCCCATTGGTCTGCTTTCATCTGTAATTGTGAGAAAGCTTCTTCTGCTTGATATTGTGCTTGAGCATTAGCTTGATATATAGGAAGTAACTCCTGTAAGGAGTATGGATTAAATGTAGAATTAACTGTTAAACTATAATTAGCCATTGTTACCTCTCTTTCTTGATTTATACTTAGATTCTCCCTTATTTGTCATAGCCCAAGGGAATGCAGCACTAGTATTTAATATATTAAAGTTCATATTCTCTCTACCAATATTACCAATATTATTAAACAGGTTAGTAAGATTAGCACTTCTCTCTGCTGCAAGTTGTTGTCTAGCAGCTTGTCTAAGTCTTTCTGCTTGCATAGTACCTTGTAATAAAGTACTTCTAGCTTGCATCTTAGCAGCTTGATTAGCAGTATCAGCTTTAAACATACCTTCAGTATTAAACATATTAGTACCTCTATTAAACTCTGCTACTTTCTGTCTTTGTGCTAAGTTATATTCTTCTGCTTGTCTAGCTAATGCCCCTAATTGATTCTGAGCATTATAATCAGCTGCTAATATACCTGCCATAGCATTACCTCTATTGCCACTAGCTTGATTAATTATTGCTCTCCTAGCTGCACCACTTTCAGCATTTAACTTATTAATGTAGTAGTCTCTATCAAATGGATTATAAGTTATATAATCTCCAATAGGATTAAATGATATTGGTGTATATTGACCAGCTTCTCTTGCAGCAGTTAATATTGCATCAGCACTACTTTCATCAGGTTTACTTAATAAAGAACTTGCCGCTCCTATAGCAGAACCTACAATAGGAGCATATCTCATCCAAGTAGGTAATAAGCCATTATCTTCTTTATTATTAGTTTTCTTTTTAGTATCTGTTGATATAAATTCTTTATTCTTTAAATCTATAACAGTATTACCATTAGCATCTATTCTATCACTAAAAGGTACTATATCATTTGCACTATAACCCATACCATAAGGTGATAACATATTAAATGGTTTCTGATTGCCAAGTGCATCTAAAGGTTGATATATAGTAAATGGAGTATCAGCTTGAGTACTAATATTATTAAACTTAGGAGTTCTATGTACCCAACCTAATTTACCATCATTTCTAAGTCTCTCATAATTGTTCTTCAAATAAGTAACATCTTTACCTGTTTTATTACTTAATGTTTGCCAATAATTATGGCTATCAGGTAATGTTAAAGCATACTTAGTAAAATTCTTATAGTTATCAGTACCTTCTATGTCTTTAACACTATAACCCTTGCTACTTACTTTACCTTGATAATAAGGAATATTACCTTTTAAATAACTATCTTTATATATAGGTTCACCTTCCCACATATTATCAAATATCCAACCACCATCATCAAATTGTTGAGGTTCATTAGAAACCATTTCATTAGGATTAGATAGCATAGTGTTATCTCCTTGTACAGGAGTACCATTAAGTATTCCTAATTGTTCTTGTGGACTTAATTTATTAAATTGTCTCTTAGCCTTAGCTAATTCCTTCTTAGCTTTAACTTCTTCCTGTGATTGTTGTAAATCCTGCATAAAGGAATTAAATGTTCTTTTACTAATAGAGTCATTAGGTGTTTCTTCTATTTCCTTACCTAATTTCTTACTAGCTTCTGCAAAGGTTATATCTTTACTTAATTTATATTTATCTGTTAATGTTTCAGGTACTTTAAGTCTATTACTGAATACATAATCATTCCATATAGTTTCTCCTTCTTCTACTAAATTAGGAGTACCATTTCTATCAGTGCCCATAGGTACACCATTGAAAGGATTCTGCTCATGTGTACCACCATTATCTATATATTCTAAACCACCATTATAAGTACCACCATAAGTATTTAAATCTCCACCAAAAGCTTTTCTACCACCAAAGTTCCTAGCAAAATTAGCTCTCTTAATTAATGTTGGAGAATAATCTTCCTTATTGGCTAATATATGTCTGGCATACTCTTGTACACCCATATTAGCTCTATTAGCACTTTCAGTAAATTTACCTCTATTTTCTTTCTTAATCATAATTCCACCTTCTTTAAATAAAGGACCACCAAAGGCTTCTACATTATACATACTTTGAAGAAATTGATTTTCATTAGTAACATCAGCAGCTTGGTTAAAATTATTATATAATCTAGTATTAGCTGCTTCTGCCTGTGCTCTTAATTTATTAGTAAGATTCTTGGCTTTATGACTAAACCAACCATCTTTACCTATATCACTTCTATTAATATTCCCTAACATAGAAGCACCAGATAATTGACTCATTAAGTCATCAGCACTACCACCAAAAGATGCATTAGCAGTAGAAGATATATTACCTTTTACCTGATTAATATTCTCTTGGTTTAACTTAGAGCCAAACATTCTATTTGTTAAGCCTCCTATTAGTCCAGAGCCTACAGATACTATACCACCAAGTAAAGGGTTAACAGAAGATATTGCACTACCAACTGTACTACCAATACTACCAATAGCATTACCTGCTCCAGAGGATAAACCTCCACCAATAAGATTTCCACCTACTTGTCCTACTACAGAGCCTAAAGCTCCTATACCACCTTTAGCTATATCTGTTAAGTTTTGACCACTAAAGGTATTCTTTAAACTAAGACCATTGCCATTAGTTAAATCACTTAATAAAGTAGATTCTTTAGTATTACCCCCATCAGGATATAAATTAATAGGTTGTTTTATTGTATATAACTTATCTTTCTTTCTCATAGTTAATTATTTTATTTTGCAAAGATACACAAATTATTTAATACTACAAATAAAATTAATAAAAAATAGCAGAATACTAAGTAAATACTTAATATCCTGCTATAATTTAACTATAGTAAGTTACATTAATATCATAAATAGATAAAGGAGAATTGTAATTTTTACTGAGTCTTATCTTAGCCCACATATTTCTAATCCTATCTCTATTAGTTATAATACCATCTTCATTCTTTTTATTATTTCTAGGTATCTGCCATCTCCAAGTTCTAAACTTCTTTTTTACATTAGTAGAAGAAGCTTCATTCTTACCTCTCTGATATTCATTGCTTACTTCTAGAGTATCAAATGGATAACAATCTGCTTTCCAATTATTAATCTTAGCAATATCACTAGTAGTAAGTTCTACTGTTTCAAAGACTTTATCAGAATCAAAATCACCATTAGTTATAAATTCTACATTAGCTTCTGCTTTATCACTACCATAAAAAGAGCCATAATTACCTTTATAAGATTCCCAAATATTAGTAATATCCTCAGATAATGCACTATCTTGTATTCTTTCAGTTTGTAATTGCAAACTTTTATCTTGTAGATTAACTATATATAATGGATTATAACTATAAAAAGATGTAAATTCTCCCAAAAATTCATTATAAGCAAGACTACTATCTTTAGTTATAATGTACAAATCTTTTGTAATATCATCATAATCTATTTTAGCAGTAATATTATTAGGAGACCATTCTCCTATAGGAAGAGAGGAAAAATAATTTTTCATTTTATTATTACTAATACTTTCTATACCATTAGAAGTTAATTTGTATAAACCACCACTATAATTATCTATAAAATAAATGCCTGAAGATGTAGATTTAATAGCCCATTTATTTTGACATCCTATAGAGTCAGATAAATATTGCTTATCTTGTAATTTAGCACTATTAGCTATTTCAATAGGTACACCATCAGAAGTATTAACCTGTACTCTGGAATTATAAAGCAATCTTGATATACCACTATCTTGGAAACAATAAAGGTCATTGTTAATTTTTCTTATTGCATTAAGTTTACCTTTATCTCCATCTAAATCAAATACACTTGCTAATGTAATATTAGTCCATGAATCTACATCTTCTCCTAATACTTTAGTTTTAGATATAGTTATTTGATTAGGGAAATTATTAACTCCTTCATCTTCTATTTGTCTATAATTAAAGAAATTATTTCTTTGTGTATAAGACTTATTTATAAGATTAAAGTTAGTATTAAGTACTCCAAGGTTATATTTTAATCCTCTTTGTTTATCATATCTACCATCAAGATTTATTCTAGATTCTACAAAGAAAGAAGTAATATCTATATATTGATTTTTATCATCAGTACTATAAGGGAAAGTTTTTAAACAATCCCATCTTTGATAATAAGTATCTCCATACTTACCTGTTAATGTTACACTTTCTTCAAGGTCTATAGGTTCTCCTATAGAAATAAAAGAATATTGAGAGATAATATCTTTATTACCTGTATAAGTTTCATATGGAGAATCATTTGTAGTATATAACTCTGCTAAATAGTAATAATCATATTTATTAACATTTATATCTGAATATTCACTATTTAAAAACCTTTTAATATTATCTCCTGTATAAGGATTTTGTGTAGTAGAAAAAGTACTAGAATTTTCATCCATCCAATCTTTAAATAAATAAGAATCTTTATAATAACTTCTTTGATTTAAAGTAGTACTTCCTCTATCAACTGCATTCCAAAATACAAAATGCTTAGCTTGAGGTGTTATAGATATAGTTTCAAAGGGTTTAGGTAAAGTTACTACCTGATTATTATCTGTAGCAAAATTAAGTATTGCATGTGGTGTTTCTTTATACTTTATTCTTATAGGGTCTTTTGATGTCACTATTTTATTGTCTACCTTAATATTAGAATAAGAATCAGTTTCTATATAATTAAGTAAATTACCTCCAGTATATGATACTCCTCTTATATTATATTCTATATGTGTAGGAAATAACTTGTTTACATCACTATAGTAAGTTAATTTTTCCTTACCATAAAAACTATCCTGATTACTCTTTATTGTATATAAAGAATCATTATTAGTAGTTATAACTTTACATTCATTTAAGTTTATATCATAATAATTAAATTTTTTATCTTCTTCAATTTCTGATAAATAGTTGATTGAATCTTTTAAATATAAAGTATTACAAATTCTAGTATTTGAAATAATTTTTTTCAGTGGTTTTGACCATACTTTTCTAGAATTTCCATCGCTATTCTTTTTTTCTATACCATTATCTGAGAAACTAGTTTCTCTATGCCATAAATAAGTAGCAAATAACCAATCTTTATTAACATCATAACTACCTAAATTATCCCAACTGGAATCCATATCTCTCCATAACAGTGATGAATATAATTCATCAAACTGCTTAATTTTTATTTCTCCCAATGATGGGTCATTAAGATTCTCACCTTGTACTAAAAAATTTGCAAATAATGGTTTTGATTCAAGTACTCCTATTATTCTGAATTTCATGTTATGTACATTTATGTTATTTGCCTGTTCTTCAATATCTGGTGAATTAAATGTAACTATTGATTCATCTCTAGCAAAACATTCTGAGAAATTATCCAAATAATCCTTATACAATGGATTACCTATATTATTAAATACATGTGAACCTAAATTATCTTGATTATATTTTCTCCATTCCTCAGCAGATATTGCTGTTTTTAAGATATCCTTTGTCAAATCTGGATAAGCTTCATTTATCATTTCTAATGTCCTACTATAAGACTGTGGAGCTTCTCTAGCAAAACTTTTAGCTAATTTACCACTATCATACATTGCAGCATAATAACATTCAGGTTGATAAGAAGCTGTTGGTATATACCAGTATTTCAATGTTAAATCTCTTACATTTCCTTTATAAGAGTTTGAAAAAGGACTCCTACTAAAACTTATATTTTGTATCTCACAATCTGTATAAGCATTTGAAGTTAAAGGTTTACAATTATGACCTATAGGTGACATTTTCCAATCAGCCATTGCAAAGGCAGCATTATTGTATCTATCTGAATAATTAAACACTGTAGGAGATACTATACCTTGACATTGAATGGTTCTCAATGAATTATCTGATTTAACCATTAATAATCTAGCTTTCTTCCATATATTTAAATCTATTATTTTTGATATTTCTCCAGTAACAAAATTACATGTTATTATAGCTCTTTTAGATTTTATACTTGTACCATTCTGTATTATTTTTGAAGGTATATAGTTTCTAATAGAACCTAAATATATAGGAGAACTAAATCTGCCATTTATATTTTGAAATTGAATAGCTATACCATAATACTCTAAATATTTAAACCCAGCTATATCCTCAGATAATAGTAAGCCTTCATAATTATAATAATCTATATTAGTATTTATAGATGCTGAAATCTCTTTAAAAGATATTTTATCATGTAATAAAGCTGCTAAATTAGTTACTTGTTCCTTAGTTAAATCATTATTCTTTACCTCATAATTACCTAAGAATAAAGTACCATCCTTCTGTTCAAAAGTATTAGGACATATAGTATTACCTCCTAAATATAGTAATTCTGTAGGGTCTATAATATCTCCCATAGAACCATTATCTATAAATGATATATCTGCTTCTTCTTCTGGAATAGGTGGTTCAGAAGGTTTTACAGTTGTACCCCCTCCACCATTAAATGATATATTCCATAAGGTATAATATCTCCAACTATTAACAGTTGCTGATAAATACAAATTATTCTTATAGATATAAGGACTTTCTAACTCTTCACCTAAACCTGCTAATTGTGTTTTAGGAAATTGATAGCTATGGAATATCTGCTTAGTACTTAGGTCAATGCAATCTAAAAATTCATCATATACATCTTTATTATCATATCCAAAACATTGATATAGTTTATTATTTCTGATAACCATACCCTGAGTACCTTTTTTAAAAGGTAAGATAAAAGAATCTAGAACATTATTATAAGAAAAATAAACTTTCTTTTCAGAAACAGAAGGTAATTCATATTTCTTATAAATAAGTTTATTATTATTATAAGCACCTATATTATTATTAAAACTTTCCATAGTATATCCAGATACCCAAATACAATTATTTTCTACATCTATACAACCATTCTGATAATAATGTTTAAAAGTTGTTGATATATCTGTACTTCCATTCTGAGAATTTCCACCATTACATTCTGGTAAATATATTGTTTGTACTAATTCCCCAGTCCATTGATTGCTATCTGCATTAGAACTAGTTATCTTCATTACTAATATTTGAGGCTTACTGTTATTTTCACAAGAGTAATACAAGTAAGGAAAGTTACTACCAGGAGCAATATCTTTACCAAAAGATAATACATTACCATGATATGCTTGTGTATTAACATCTATATTAATAGTAAGTAAAGCTTGTTTTTGGTTAGTCTCTAAATCAATAATATCAATAAGTTTACCACCAATATAAGCCTGAAAGAGATATTTACCATAGCAAGCAGCTCCTTGAACATAAAGACCATTATTATAATTATCAATCTGCTCAAACTTTGCAATATTATTGACCTTCATAGTTTTACCAAAATCATCTAAATTACTACCGGTATTAAGAGTACTAACTTTAGTTAAACTAGTTTCATTTTTATTAGTATTTGAAATAGATAAATCTATTACTCTCTTTACAGTAGGAGTAACATCTTGAGAAGTTCTTATAATAGAGTAAATTCTAAGATAATCAAATTGCTTATCAGGGTTATATATTTTTAATTTAAAACTACAATTTACTTTATCTTCAGGAGATACACCTGATGCATAAGATAAATATTGTAGTGGAGATTGATAGAATAAATTTGATTGTCTGCCATTTTTATTATAATAAGAAAATACATATTGAATGGTACCCTGTGGAAAACTTCCATTACCTAATATTTTACTTATAACAATATGCTCCTGTAATTGTAATTCTGCAATAAAATCTAAAGATTTATCTATTAAATTAATAGAGATATTTTTTCTTTCATATTCATCAGTTCTATCCCTATAAGTATATATTATATTTATTACTCTAGCTTGATTTTTACCATCTATAAAATATACTTTCTGTATATTTTCATTTTCATATACTCCTAGAGTTTCTATAGGATGATTAGTATCAAAATTAAGATTTCCACTAAACAATAATTCTTTATTTAAAGTATCTTCCTTTATTTCTATTCTATATATATTATCAGTAGTTGAAAAAATCTCAGTACCTTTTAAACGAGTATTGTGTGTAAAAATAATTAGATATTTATTCAGTATACATACTCCTATAGGAGTACCAGAAATATCAAGTAATTTTGTATTTCCTTTTTCAAATTGTAAAGATAAAACACCATTATTATCCTCCGTTAATCTAATGTTTTTCATATAAGTTGCATATTCATTAGATTGAAATTTAAAAGACATATTAGTATTCATACCTTTAGGTTGAAAATTAAAATATTTCTTCTGCATAATTAAACTATTTTATTATGATTAGAATTTCCATATTTAAAGTCTCTTACAAAATGATTATTATATTGTAATAATGAGGTCCACATATTCTTAATAGACTCCATTTCCTGAACACTAGGAGTATTGAATTCACTTTGTAATTGACCTACATTCCAAGCATATTGTTGTTCTACATGATTAAGTACATTTTGATTTAATTTACCTTGTGCAAATAAATCTCCATATACTTCTTTCTTAATATATAACTCTAAGGTTTTAAGATAAAGAGGATTATCTATAAGTAATGGAAATCCATCATCATCTACAGGTATGGCTTTATAAGCTAATCTAACTTCACATTCCTTAATAGAAGTATATAATACTCTGCCTTGTGTTTTAAAAGTTAATTCATAATCTCTATCATTATCTGTTGGAATATAACTAGATGTCATTTGCCTAAAGCATAAACCACTTTTACAGTCTTTTAACTGCATTATTCTAATTAAATCACAAGGAAGTAAAGCTCTATACTCCTGTACAGTAAGGATAGTCTCCCTATCTTTATATATATTATTAACTCCAAATTTAGCCATAAAATCTAATACATGTCTAATAATCTGTTCAATATTAACATCACTAAGTAAAGTGTTGTCTAATACTCTTGAAGCTAATTCATTTATACTTATATAATTTATTTCATTTACCATATTACTTATATTTTAATATTGCATCAATATTACCTTTTTGTATTTCTTTTGATATACCTTGTTTAATATCTCTTATAAACTTAAACTGAAATATAGTCTTATTATTAAATTTAGCTTTATATGGATTATACTTTAATTTATAGATATAGTCTAACTCATATCTTAACACAGTTTTATCTCTAAAAGCCTCCTTATCATTCTCCCATAATTCTAAGGTTCTATTCCAATCTATAGGTAAATTAGTTTTCAATTTACCATTCTCAAATTTAATACTAGATTTATATTTAAGTATCTCAAAAGTACCCATAAAACTAGGCAGTTCTATAGTATTACCTTTCTTAATATTATCTGCAATGTTATTATTAACTTGTCTTATAATAGTATAGAATTCATGCTCAGTTAAAAGTCTTCCTATGTTTAACCATTTATTCTTTCTAAGCATTTTGTAAATATCATATATACCTATACTATTTCTTATTTTATGTAGATGTCCTCCATCATCTACTTTCAATATTTTTCTTCTAAAATTATCCATCTATCTGTTTTTGAAAGTCTGATTTCATATTATTTCTAAGATAATTAGCTAAGTTAGCTAATGTATCATTAGCATCATTATTATCATCTTTAGGTTTGTAAATACTATTAGTTAATACATTATAGATACTATCACACATCTGAGGTACTAAACTATCCTCAAATGGAAACTCTGCATCTAATATATCACATTGTTTGTTACTATTACAAGATAATTCAAAAGCTTTTTCAAAGTCTTCAAATACTCCTTCTAACTTAATACTCTTTAAATGAAGGTATTGAGGATTATTTGACTTCATTAATAACTTATTATTTTCTCCTATACAGGAGTAGAGAATATTCTTAAGGAATTTATTACTTCCAACAAATCTAAATCTGTCTCTATTAGTAAAGACAATTTTAGTATTCTCATATTCTGTATGTAAGATAGGTTTACTAATATTAATAATGTTAGGTATTTCTTGTTTACTTCTAAGAATAGTACCTTGACATAAACCTTTATTCTCTGTTTCTAAGTCTAAACATATAGTCTGATAATTACTATATGGAATTTCTTTCTTTACATCTTTATATGTCTGTTTCAACATATAACTTCTGTATTTATTAATTAAGAATAATATATGTTCCTCAGTATAACTGAAATCATCTGAAGTACCTTTTATTCTATCTAATATAATGTATATAATTTCTTTAACTTTCATAATATTATAAAATAAAAATCTTGATGCAAAGATACAAAATAATATCTTATACACCAAGATTTTAATTAATATTGTTATAGTATTCTAGTTTTATTATTTTCAGTAAACCTATTTAATTCATCTTCTGTAATTCTTAATTCAAGACCATCATAATATTTATGGTGAATAAGACCATCTTTATATATTTTATATCTAGGTAATCTTATTAAACAATCACTAAGACAATAAACAGATTTAATAATATCATTATAATCTTCTTCTGTTATATATTCAGAGAAGTCATTCAATAATCTAGATAGGAATGTAAGAATAATTACTTTATTTACTTCTTTACTCTTAACATATCCTGCCTTAGATAATATGTCAAAGTACTTATTTAAAGTATCTACTGTGATTAAATTAAAGTCTTCCATTACATCCACAATTAGGTAATACTACATTAGATTCTATATCACTATAGAATCTTTTCCATAAATCTATAGCTAAAGGGTATTGATTAGTCTTTAAAGCTAAATCTATTGCATTAAATTGAAGAATAGCATTAATAAAGTTATCAGGTGTACTACATTCTCTTCCTAATTCCTTTACATATTGTATCATAGTATTATAAAGTAATTGTACATCTACTAATGTATGTAAAGCTTTATTTTCATCCCATCTACATGGAGTATCTGCTGCTGGTGTTCCTCCTGCTATAGCATATACAAAGAACATAGTTTTATGTATATCTACATTTAATTCTTTAGCACTTATATATATTCTAACTCTATTATTATTTGAGAAGAAAACATTCTCTTCCATTCTTGTAGTAATACAAGAATTATTTTCGTAAGAAGCATCTTCTTCAGAATTAAAAGTCTTAGTATATATAGCCTTACTACTAGGACCATTAGCTATAAATGTATCTTGAGTATCAATAACTATACTATCAATATACATATCTTTAAAGTATTCATCTTCTTCAATTTGTACATCAATAACTATATAATCTTCTTCAACTTTAAGTTCATTAAATCTTATCATATTATAAATAATTAAATGAAACAATAAAGGGTAGGAATAAACTCCTACCCTATATATTATGATACTGCACCAGCATCCACACCTGTAGCAGTTTTAATTGCTGTAATAAGCTTGTTAAGTTCTGCTGCATCTGCACAAACTACTGTAATAGTTCTCTCAGATTTAGCTACTTCTACACCTGGACCAACATAAGCAAAATGAATATCCAATGTACTATAAGCTTTAGTCTCATCAACAAGTGGCTTAAAGTCAAAGTTATCAGGATATGTAGCCTCTCTATAAATATCACCTCTAGTACCATGATAGAACCACTCCATATCTGCAATCTGCTTACCATTGTTAACAGGGTCACCTTCCTCTTTTTCTACAGTACCCCAGATTACATCATCACCATCAACAAGAACTGTACCACAAGTAGTATTGAAATTAACAGGTTCTACTTGAGCTACACCTCTTCTCCAAGGTTGTTCAACCTCATCAATAATAATATCAGTATAAGTTTCTGTAGATTTAAGGGTAGCAAGATTCTGCATCTTACCATTAAGAAGTACTGCTACTTTTGAATCCTTCTCACCACTAGCTGCACTATCATTCTTAGTAAGTAATACATTAAGAATAGGTGAAGGCTCTCTACTGAGATTCTTAGCAAGGTTAACTGCCATAGCTTTGTAAAAATCTGATTTGGTCATACCTTTTACTGCATGAACTGCACCAAACTTAATATGAGTAGAATCATCACCAAGGGCAACAAAGTTTCTTACTTCAACATTAAGTACATAATCTTGACCACTAATAGGGTCTTCATTAAGAGTCACTGACTGAGAATTAAGCTTTCTAGCCATATCAGCAGCTTTAGTAGACTTAACATAAAGGAGATTCTTAAGGTCAATAATATCACTGGTAAGATTATCTTCTGTATCTTTATAAACAAGATACATAGCATTCTTAGCAGTATCTACTTTAAGAGTTGCATCACCTACTGCTTCAAGAGCAGATTCACTAGCCTTATATGCCTTCATTACATATAAGTTTCTAAATTGATTATCTGAACCAATAAACATATTATTAAATATTTAATTAAACATATGCATAATTAATTATGCGTTATTACTTTTTACTTTACTTTGAACAGCTAATTGTACTGCTCTTTGAACTATCCTTTCATGTAATATAGGATTAGTTTCACCATTTGATACTTGTGTATCACCATTATTAATACTTAAATTATCTTCTAATTCTACTAGTATAATAGGATTAGGCTTCTTTAAATATCTTACTTTATAATTAGATATATTATACTTCGATATAAGTTCTATTTTATTATCGAAATCTAATCTAATTACCTTTCTATTATTAGGAGATTTAAAAGGATTCTTTAGTACTTTATCTAAATCATCATGTATAGTAGGAACTACTGATACTACTTTATTATTAATACAGTTATTCTCATCACTTAAAGTGCATTGTTCATATATCATAAATAATATATCATTACTTATTTCTACTTTGTATGATTTGAAATTGTTATTTATTAAAGTTTCATCCTGCTCTCCTACAGGAACATAGTTATCTGTTTTAATAAGATTACTTAAGTATTTTCTAACTTCTTCTGATTGTTCTAATTCCTGATAAAGCTCTAGAACTATCTGTTCTTGAGCTTTAGTCAGAAATATAGATTTTTCATATTCATCAAAAGCTAAATTATTTTGTTCACTAAAAGATTCTTTAGCTATATAAGGTTGTAATAAAGTATCAAATGAATTACTGAATTCTTGTATATTCATTATCTAGATTATTGCATTACATAACCTTTATCAGTACCACTTTGATTACCACCTTGTATATGAGAAGCAGAAGTACCTTCATATGAAATTTTTGCAAGTTCTACTGCTCTTTGAAGAATTTCTTGGTGAAGAATAGGGTCTAACTCACATTCCTGTTTTGTAGATTTACCATCTAATGTTACTCCTTCAAGGTCAGTAAGAATAATAGCTCTAGGTCTCTTTACATATCTTATAACATAAGAATCTATAGTATCATTAGGACCTGGAATTAATTCTACTACACTAGTTTTAGTATCTACCTTAACATCAATGTATGCTTTAATATTATTCATTACAATATCAGTAATAGTAATAGTAGTACTACCAGTAGTTTTACCATTAGTTTGTAAAGCTGTTCCTGCAACAAGAATAGTTCTAGCATTTTCAGTTCCACCAAAAGTAATTGCTTTACCATTTATAGTATTATATATTACGGAATAATTACCTTCTACTGTATTAAGATTACTTATAATTGTAGCTATAGAAGCATAATTAGTACTAGTACTTTCTGATATTGTAGTTGTATTAGTTAATATTCTCCAAGCTTGATTTTTTAATGGTCTCTTATAAGGTTTAGACATTAATCTATTATACTCCTTATAATCAAGGGGAACAACAGTTAAATATGTAGGATTCCCTTCTCTAGTTACTGTAAGAGATTCATTAATAAACATGAGGATTTTATCTGGGACTGCAAATACTTTTGTATGTTGCAGAGGAAATAATTGTACAGGTTGTACTGTAGATTCTACAGCTTTCTCTGTAACAATAAGCATAGAGAAATCTATCTGTCTTTTCTCTGAACCATCAAATCCTTCTTGAGGTTTATTAGTCTTAGGGTCAAAATAAGATTTAACTATTTCATCTTGAGCCTTAGATAAGAATACACTCTTCTCATATTCATCTAAGCCTGGAGCTTGATTTGATGTAATGTTTTGATATAATACATCAAATTCATTTGAAAATTCACTATTAGTCATATTCTTTTATATTTAATTACTACTTAGTCATATAAAGTATATGACTATTATATTTAGTCTTCTTTAAGCTTTCCTTCAAGCATCAACTTAATAGTTTGATTCTTAGGAAGATTAAGGAATCTAGCTGCATTATTCAATGTAGGCTCTTCATTATTACTACAAAGAGGAATATTATTTTCTGTAAGATAATGATAATTACCTTTAAGATAAATATTACCTGCTTCAATAGACTTCTTAATAAGAACCTTAGAGCTTAAATATTCATCAGTAACTATATTTAAGAATGTCTTAGGATTAGCTTGAATAAGTTCATTAATCTTATTCTTTAAGAACTCACTCTTAGTATTTACATCAAGTGGTCTCATAGTAAGAAGTTCAATGACTACTCTCATAGTATCATTATCATCTTCCATCTTACCAAATTCCTTATAACATTGCATTGTAGCTGATACATTACCACTAAGTTTCTTAGCTTCTGCACCTTCTTCAATAATTACAAACTGATAAGTGGCTTTAGGTCTATCTTCAAGTTCCTTTAAGGAAGGACAGATAAAATTCTTATTAGCCAATAGAATCTTATATTTGATATAATCATCTACAATACTAAGGTCAAAATAATTATCTCTCTTATAAAGAGTTACTTTATTAATACCTTGAGGATTACCACTATCCCAAAAATTATTATGTCTATTGTATATACTTAAATCACCATCTTCAAGACCCATATAATTCTCAAGGAATTCCTTTTCCTTATTAGTAAGTACATTGACATAAACACCACTAGATGCAAGTTTAGGTACTACATAAGTCTTAAAAGAAGTATCTGCCATACCACCAGATAATACATGTCTAGGATTAGTAGTATTAGCCCAAAGACCTCCCATCTTAGGAATATATCTTACAATGATTTTCTCATTTCTAAGACAAGATACTAATTCATCATTATCTTCTTCAATCACCTTTTTAACTTTCTTTTGTTTAGTTACTTTCTTTTCTTTATTCTCTACAGGGATTACCTTTGTTGGTAATTCCAAATCATCTAAAATTTCTTCCATATTTATTCTTCTCTTTTTAATTTAAAAATAAAAGGAAGGATAAGAATGTTATCCTTAAATCCTTCCTTTTTATTTATACTTATGCTGATAAAATATCAGGGATAAGTGACATTACTCTTGTAGGGTCTTTGATAATAACACCAAAGGTATCCATCTTGTGTACCTCTGTACTATCTTCATCAGTAGAAGCATATTCAACTGAATATTGTCCTGTAAATGGATTTCTTATACCAGGAATATAGCTTCTAGTCTCTGGTCTACCCTTAATTCTAATCTTCTGAATGTTTGGTTCCTCAACATTACCAATATCAAAGATGTCATATCTATAAGACTCTGCTACATAAGTAGAGCCAGGCATCTTGATTTTATTTCTTACAGTATCATCATAGCTATCATCCACTTCTACCTTAATATGAATACCATTAGGTGCAAGGAATTCAGTGAATTGGAAACCAACTTTAAGTGCATTAGTATGCATTTGAGAAGTAGTCTTAGCTACAGCATTTACTGAACTATTATCAAGTACAATTTGCTGCCAACCACTACCATCTTTAAGGACTTCCTCATGGAACTGAAGAGCACCGGCTTCACCAGTTTTAAGGATAAACATTCTATTATTAAAACCAAGTTTACCTGCACTAATAGAACCAAGGGCATCAACAAGAAGTTTAATACTAAAGTGATTATAATAAATCACATTACCTGCTTCCATTTGTTCCCTTAAACCACTACCTGCCTTAATAACTGCACCACCAAAATCATAGTTATTATAAGTACCATCATTAAGTCTAGTAGATGTACCAAACACCATAGCATTGTTCTTATACATTTGGAACTTCTCTTCAAGTTTCAAGTCCTCTAAGTGAATCCACTTATTAACTGTAGTATGAGTATAACCACTTTCAGTCTTCTGAATTACAGGAACACCTACAGCAAGCTTTTGGTCAAGTCTATTGCCAGGCACTTTATGCTTAATTCTAATAGTGGTCCACTCATTTCTCATACTAGTTGGAAGAGAACCATTTATACCACCAACACCTCTTGAGAATTCTCTACTTACTGGAGCATACTCAGTTGAGAATCTTTCACCAGTTTGAAGTCTTTCTCTAGGAATACCACCATTATTGTGACCATAAGTCTGTACCTTATAAAGATAATTACTACCAGACTCTACAGGTTCATCAATAATTCTAATCTGATAAAGCTCATTAAGCTCACCAAAGATTACTTCACCAAGGAAGAAATAAGCCTCATTAAACTCAAGATAGAAAGGAGCCCCATTAGCACCAACATTAGCACCTTCTGCTGTAATAGGAGTTTTATTCTCATCTAAAGCTCTAACAAGGGCTACATTTCTACGGTCACTACCAATAACATCCCAAGTAATTTCTTGGTCATTTTCTAATTCTAAAGTTGGAAACTGTGATAAGAATGTATCAAGAGTTTTACCATTTTTAAAAGCTAAGAGTTGCACCATGAAGCTTGATAACTTCTGTGGAGCTAAAAGACCCATAGCTGCAAGAGAGTTTTCTTTCATTACACCATTCCAAGTTGTGAATGGTCGCATCTGAAATCTACTTAATTTTCCAGACATATTTATATAAATTTAAACATTAATAATCATATATTAAATGTCTAGCTGCATACCTTGACCTAAGTAAGAACTCTCATCAAAACTTACAAACCCAAGAGAGCCATCATTATTTCTAGATGTAGAATTAATTACTTTTTCAAGGTTAGCTAAACCTTTCTTTACCTCTTTTTTAGCTTGCTTACTTCCTAACTTACTCCAATCTTTAAAGCCATTTGTTAATGTATAGCAAATAGCAAAGTTCTTCATAGCTTCAATGGTATTCTCTGACTGATACTTTTGTAAAGCAGTCATATAATTACCATTAGAATCTTTATGCACTGGCTTAGTAATAAAGTCATAGATTTTAGTTCTAGTAGCTTTATCTACATCTACATCACCATAAAGATTCTTGTCTTCCATGATAGATTTCTTAAGGTTTTCAGATTGTTTAGTTCTTTCTTCTGCAAGCTTCTCTTCATTTTCCTTTGCACTATCAAGTATCTCCTTATACTTGTTATTATAGAAATCCTTAACTCCTTGTAAAGCATCCTTAGCATCATCTATATCTGTACCATTTTCAATGGCATCATTAACCATCTTTTCAGCTCTAGTTTTACTAAAACCTCTATTAAGATAATCATTATAAATAAGTTGTCTTCTAAGGTTTTCTCCTTCTTCATCTTCAGCACTTAAAGAATCATCATTAATATTATTAAGATAATCAATAGTACTTTCATATTGCTGAACTACACTAGGTTCTACTTTATTGTTAAGAGCTTCATTAATTCTCTTTTCTTTTTCTGTAAATCTAGCATTAATCTGTTCTTCAATAATCTTCTGAAAATCTTCAGGTGTCTTTACATTTTGGATTGTTTCTTTATCAAGGTCAGGGAAGATACCATCTACAACAAGTGCATCAGTAATGGAAGAGTAGAAGTTTTTGTTTTTAGGAGAAGAACTGATACCCTTATCGTCAGTATCTCCCTTTCCTTGTATATCTTCATCTTCACTACCTACGCTCTCTTTTTGTGAAGTTCCAAATGGATTGTCTTCATCAAAATCAGTAGTTTCTTCTTTCTTTTCTTCTTTAGGTTCCTCTTTAGGTTCTTTCTTAGGAGGTTCCTCAAATAAAGTGGCAATTTCATCACCACTTAAAATATTATCCAAATCTAATTCTTCCATATTATTTTTCTCCATTAGTTAAATTTCTCTGCAAAGATAATATATATTTAACATATATAAAAACTTATAACAAAAATAATTATAAGTTCTATATAATTTTAATTATTATTCTATTTTTAAGGTAATTTTTTCCTTTTTATTTTTAGCTCCTGTAAGAAAAGATATAAACTTTTCACAAGTAACTCTACTATTAATCACCTTACCAACTACTTTGTTTTGACCTAAAATTACACATCCAGAAGAATCCTTGTCTGTATTACCACTATGAAATCTTATACCATCAAAACCTTTAACATTAAGTACTATAGGTAATTGCTTTTTAAATCTAGGACTATAAGTTATATCTACATTATAATTACCAGTAGGTATTGCAGTTTCATGTTTAACTTTAATCTTAAGTATTTCTTCTATTGACATAGTATCTTTTAGACCTCTATCTTTATCTTCTAATGTATCACAGAAATATTTATTATCAACATAAAGTTTACCTATAGTATATGTAGATTTCTTAGCTATCCTTTTTATTATTATCTCCATTTTCTGATAATTTATTAAGTTGTTTTTCAGTTAATCTAGACCTTCTATCACATATCTTAATCTGACAAGCTAAAGGATATAAAGAATCTACTGTAGCCTGCAATTTATGTATAGTAGTCCTATCATTTTCTCTTAATTCTATAATAAGATTTAATTGCTTTCTAGTATCTTCAACTATCTCTTTATATATGTCTAACTGTTTTTGTATATTATCTAACTCATTACCATCTACTTCTACATTATATTTCCTTCTAGCTAATATCCAAGTAACTATACTTGTAACAATAGCTATTCCCCCATTAATAAGTAAGTCTATCATTTCTTAAAATGCTTATATATAATAATTATAAACATTAATAAAGAGAATAAACCTATATACATTAATATTTTCTGTACTACATTTAATTGATTTTTTACTTTAATTTCTGTTACTTTCTGTAATCTAGTTATAGTATCAGCTTTATTAATAGTTATAGTATCTTTCAAGTACTTATATTTATATCTGTAAGCTACTTTAGTATTGTATACAGTATCTCCTTTCTGTATAATATAAACACTATCCTTTAAATAAATAGAATCATACTTAACCTTATCTATATATTTAATTTCAGTTTTTATCTGAGGTATAGGAACTTCTACTATTTTCTCCTTCACTTTACAGGAGCCTAATAATAAAGTCATAAATAATAAAAATAAAATCTTTCTCATATTTTAAGTCTTTAATAATGTGCAAAGATAATACAAAAAAATCTCTTATGCAAGAACATAAGAGATTTAATTATTAAAGCTTAAAATAATCTTTTACTTTATTTCCAGTATAATCTTCATCCATAAACCAAAATACCATAGCTGATTTAATTATCTTATCATCTATATCATTAAACCACTTATGAAATAGTGTAGAATAATCATGATATTGTGCATTAATTGCTACATAAACATCATCACAAGTATACTTAGTATCTATAGAACTTTTATACTTATTATATATGTCTTTAGCTGTAGCTAAATCATATTTTTCACCTTCATATTTTCTACCATCATTATAATGATACATAGATTTTACTTTATCAATAACTTTGGTCCTATAAGGAGAAACAGGTTCTTCAATATTAACCTCTCTCATTAAATCTTCTTTATCTGATGCTGAAATAAGACCTCTTCTATATAGTATATCAAGTAGTTTTTCCATAGTATTAATTATTAAACATTGATTTCAGTAAATCAATATCACTGGTAGTAAGTGTTATTTTCTGATTAAATAAAGACATAGTAACTTTACCATTACCTATATGGAATATACTATAGTCAAACTCATTACTATCCATTAAGCTAGTAGTCATTTCTTCTAATAAACCTATTACATCTATTTCATCATTATCATCTTTAATTAAATCTAAGAAACTGTTTACTTTATTTATATTATTATCTATTATTCTTTTTATTATAGGTTTAAAGAAGCTTATTATAGGAGTATTAATTGTATCTAATTGAGTATTAATATACTGTTTTAATACAGTTATAATCTTTTCTTTCTTCATATTATTTACTCTTTAAAAATTCATTATATGTTGCATTAGGATGAGTTTTACTATATTCTTTAAACTCATTAAATAAATCTAATTCTCTAGTATCCTCTTCAACTATCTTAGCTTTTAACTTACCTATTAACTCTAGTTGCTTGCTGAGTAATTCCTTATTATTAGTTTCTACTTTTGATTTTACAAGTTTAACTAATTCACTCCATACTAAACCTTGTAATTTAGTATTTACTTCTGCATAGTCTTTATTCTGTAACATCTTACTCTGCTGTATAGGAGTAAGAGTATTAATTTCAGAATCTATCTTATCCCATAAAGGAGTACCTTCATTTTGCTTTAACTGCATTAATCTTTGTTGGTACTCTTTAGATTTAGCTATCTGTGCATCTAAATCATCAAGATAAGGATTATTACCTAATATAAATTGATTTACTGGACTCATAATTAATTATTTTAAAGGTTAAAAGTAGGTAGTATAAACTACCTACTTATTTATATTTATCTGATGTAAGTACAACCACATAATGGGTTATAAGTACTAGCCTTAGTTGTAGTAGTACCTGTAGTAACATCTGCAATAGATACAGGATAGAATGTACTATTTACATAGTTTACAATCTTATTATCTGCACATTGTCTTCTTTCTCTTTCAAGAGCTACAAGATTCTCAGCATTAGCATTAACACCATTAATCTGCATAGATAATACTTTATCTCTCCACTTATCAGCTTCTGCATTAACTGCTAACTTAGTTTCTATATCAGAAATTCTCTTTTCTACTGCATCTTTAGAATCTCTATTGTACTTATACAAACCAAATGCAGCTTCATTTAACTTAGCTAAGATATTATCATCACTGTCTCTATAACCTTTATAGAGTCTAAAATCAGCCTCTATCTGTCCCTTATAGGAACTGAATTTCTCAGCTACATCAATTTCTCTAGCATTCTTAGCATTCTCCATAGTATTTAACTTCAATGCCCACATTTCATTGGTAAGATTTAAATCATCTTGCCATTCCTTAGTAATAGCATCATAGACTGTAGGTCCATCATTAATGCCAATACCACCATTGATATTAACATTCTCTGGCATAGATACTGTACTCTTAGTACCAAATAAATTACCTAAACCATTACCATTAAGTAAAGATAAAGCTGTACCTGCAATACCAAAACCAAGAGCTGTTCCTGCTAAACTCTTAGAAGCATACTCTTTTTTGTTTTCATCATGTATTTCCATAGTATTAAATTTTAAAGGTTAAACATTTAAACTGCTGCAAATATACAAAGAAAAAGGATGCTAACAAAATCTTTTCAGATTTGTCAACATCCTTATTATTTTTAACTATTATTTTTAATATATTTATCTAATTCTTCTATAGACCATTTTCTAACATCATCTGCTTTCTTAGTACCTTCACTAATTAAACCTTTTCTTCTAAGCATATTAAATTTAGTTTCACTTACTCTTAAATGTCTACAAGCTTCTAATCTAGTAAGTTTATTAGGTATTTTAGGTTTATTATATCTAGATACTAATTCACCTATAGCACTAGCAATTTCAATAGTTTGAGATTCATCAATGTTAGAATTACCTGAATCTATATCATTTACTATTTTCATCAATAAGTCTCTTAATTCCTTCAACATATGTAATTCTTAATTTAATACTTGTAACTATTAATAATATAAAACCTAAATATAACATACTTATTCTAAAGAATCCCAGTAAATCTCCTAAACCTATAAATCTATGAATAGACATAAGCCATAATCCTACTAGTACATAAATAGTATAAAGTTTATGTATTAAACAAAATTTAAAGCAATGTGTCCAAACTAGTACCATTATACTACATAAAGTAAGTATTGACATTTCACTTATACATAAATTAAATCCCAATAATGAAAATATAATATGTAATAACATTAATAACACACATATTATAGGTACATATTTTAATGATAAAATACATAGTTTACATTGACTTTTACTTATATAACGTTTCATATTATTTTCTTTTTAAATAAAAGTATAGTATTAAAAATAAACTTATTCCTGCTATTATCATTTGTAGGCATAGATACTCTAAATCATTAATAGGTATTCCTATGTATAAATCTATTATATTTATAATCCAAGTAACTACTATATAGTGTAGGAACATTCTATGATACTCACAGAATTTAAAAGTGTAAGAAGTTATATAAATAAACAGTATAGGAATTAAAGATACTCCTCCTATATAACTTAGTATTACTAAGTCTATATTAAAGTAAGATAATATAGAATTTAATAATGTAATAAAAGCTAATAGCATTGGAAATATCTTTAATACTATTACTGTTATCTTATAAAGTAATTTATCCATTACTTCTTTTTCTTAAGTTTACCACCACAAGCATATCTTCTTGAGGTCTTAGTAACTCCTGCTTTAGGAGTTACTGGTTTTGCTCTACCAGTACTTTTTCTCATAATAGTGTATTTTAAAATTTTAAAATTATTTTAGTTTTGCTTGTTTTGAACAAACTCTGCAACAACAAGTTTATCATCATCCGTCTTAATTAAGCGTGCATAGGTATTGTAATCCGTTTTCAAAAAGCCAATATTAGCAATATCTGGACCATGTGATGTTCCTTGCATTTGATACATGTAACTAATATTGCCGTTATTGCAATAAGTGTAACTTCCAAGCACTTCTCCTGCAAAGACTACCTCCAGGATACCTCCTTTTGATGCCTTTTGAAACCAATCATATACGTTGATATTACCTGAGCGATTAACATTAACAATTTGATGATTTGTAACAAATGGAATATTTGGATTTTGAGAACTCTCAACAATAACTGTACCAAAATTTGCTTTTATTTTCGTCCAAAGATACTGTAGTCCACTTTTATCTAAGAAATTCATATTAATTAATTTTTAAAGTTATTATTAAGCAAATAATGCATCTATTTCTGCTGTAGTTATTGCAGAATCTGCTGTAGCACCATTAGCAATGTTATTAAGTTTATTCTTGTCATTTTTAGACATAAAACCATCCATAGAGGTTGTGGCTGGCTCAAATGTTATATTGACCGAATCACCTTTATTTACATTATGAAATACTATTGATTGCACTGTAAAAGAACCTTGTGGAATCTTTTTTATTTCAATACCGTCAAGCCCAACTACCTCCATCCTCTTAGCGTATGTTGTATCAATACCATCAATCTTAGCCTTATCTGCGCTTGACATAAGACCGTTATTTGTAGATGTAGCTAAACTGTATGTGGTGTTTGTATCAATCCACGGAACATTAACATAAGCCTTGCCATTGCTATCAAGCACAACTGGGTAGTTCTTACCACTCTGCGAATAACCAAGGGTAATACCACCCTTTGTGGTTGAACTTGCGGTTGGCAAAGAGTAATTATTGGCATTGTTTGCTATTCCATCAAGCTTCCTTTTATCAGATTCATCCATAAATCCATAACCATTTATACTAGCAATTGGAATAGTGACGTTGTATATTGAATCATCAGCTTTTACTATTTTAAGTATTTTTGTGTTAGTAGAACCATAAGTAGAAAAAGAAATATTTTTAACTGTATCCGTCTTCTTAGCATAAATAGCAAGGTCTACTGTAGGAGTGAAGTTTCCGAGTTTCTCCCATTTTGAATCATCATATTCTGCACTGGTATCACCAGTATAAAGATATTCCTCATATTGATTCTGTGTAATAGCAAAAACTTTAAGAAGATAAATATGCTTCTTAATATTAGTTTTAGGAAGAGCAGTTACTACTTCTGCAAATGTAGTATCAAGATTACCTAATTGCATTAATGGAATATTGCCATCTGAATCAAGTGATGCAACACCATTCGCTTCACCAATAGGAACCATTTTTCCATTTGCAAAAAGATAATGAGGAGGATACTTACTATTATTAACACTAGATGAGTCTATACTTATATACTCTGTAGTATCGTTCTTATTAAGAACATTAATAATTCCTTTAATTTTACCACCATTTAATGATAAATAATTATTACCAATAAAAGTTTTTATTTTATTCCAAAAACGAGTTAAACCGTTTGAATCTAAAAATTTCATATCTATATATTAATTAAAAATTATTAACTTAAATTATCTATTTCAATATTAGTAATAGGAATAAGTGTTTCCTTTAAATACTTTTCAAAGTCTAAATTAAACCATTTATCTTCCTCAGAAAACTCTTCTAGAGTTCCTTTAAATTGATAAAATTGCCAATCACCATTTACATCTTGAAAAGTAATAAATAAACCCTCTTTTCTTTGTAATTCAGGTACTAAATTAATAGCTTCTGATAAAGAAATATAATGTTCATCATATTTATTACTAATATTAATTATATCTTTATCTCTTAAAGATATTTGTTCAAGAAAATCTACAATTTTAATTTTCTTATTTTTACCATTTTGTACTATGGATATAATATCTTCAAGAGTAACAGGCTCTGCATTAGATAACTCACTATCTTTTACACTAACTTTAAATAGAGCTTGTTGTATTTTTAGAATATCTTC